ATGCATCCGCCAGCCTTGAGTCTGTCGAGCGTAAAAGCCGCGCTGAATACCCATGCATGTTCCTCGAAGCTCTTTACGAGCTCGACAAGGTCGTCCATAACCGCGTCGATATCGCGCGCCTTCTGCCGGTCAACGATATTACCGACCTTAGCCACGTCGGCCACGATCGAAATACCAAGCCATTTTTCTTGCTGGAAATTCGCTTTGACGTTGTACAGTAGGTTCTGGACGATCGAGATATTCCGCATCGACCGATAGCCGTTCGAAGTAACGGTAATCGTATCGGGGTGATAGAACGATAATACGTTTTGAAGCAGTACCGCGCCATTTTTTACCACGGTGGGCGATATGCCAGCTTTTACGGCCGTATCACGGCTATCGTAGTCGCTCGTCCAGCGGTCAGCCAGAGCGCCCGGGAATACGCCCGTGAGTATCTGGCCGATGTACGACTCGGCCGCGCGGTTGTTATTTACCCGCGCCATGATCCCGACGGCAAGCGCTGCTATCTCCGCAGGGTGAGAGCAACTACCAGGAACAGCCACGACTCCGTTCGTCCGGTCGTAGACTCGTGCTGCTCCGAGTGCCACAAGGTCAGCCAGTCCAGCCGATCCTGCAACGGTATCGCCGCAAAGAAAGCGCACCGGCCGCGCAATGAGCTTGTCATAACAGCCAATGGCGTCATTCCCTACGCCGTTCCATGTCGATATAGAATCAAGCGTAGTCGAGTCCTGACCGTATCCATGAACGCCCTCGGTAAATCCGAGCTCGTTTACGTCGTCACCCGTGCCGAGTGCCGTTAGCGCGCTATCGATATCCGGGATACCAGTGCCGCCGGTAGGCTGAGTGATCACGCACACAACGCCCGCGGGAGTAGACTCGTTGAACCCCTCGTTGAGGGACAATACGATGTCGTTACCGTATGGCCCGGCCATTTTTGCCTCTACGGCGACGGCCGTCGCGCCCGCTGTACCGGTGATCGATAAGTCAAGAAGCGCGGTAATCTTCGCAGCTACTTTGGTCGAAATGGTCGCGGGAGTGTCGCCCACGACGAGCGACACGTGGCATGGATCTCCATTTACGTAGAGGTAGAGTGTCCCGGCCGCCGTAACCAACGAGGTAGCAAACTCAATATTGCCCGCAGCCTGAACCGGATCAGCGGCTTCAGCTTGCGGAATGCAGTACATCTCTACGCCGTTCGAACCTTTATCGACGGCGGTAACGAGCCGATGAAGCATTGACCCGCGGCCGTACCTACCCGCGGCATCACCCGGGCCCGTACAGAGCACAGGGACGTTCGGTACGATCGATGTTTTGGTCGGATCGTAAGTGCCGATAACGACAATACGATGGGGAACATTTACAGCGCCGCTTTGAAACTGAACGTTTTTTACCGATGCGCCTACGGCCGCCGCGAGACTAGTAGCTGATAAAGTCATCTGTTTATTCTCCTACTTGGACTCCGGCCTCACCGGTTGCGTCCGTTTCAATTAAAAGTCCAACATCAAAAATCGGCGTAACGGTTGCGCCTTTATATCCAGTGACCTGCTCTACCGTTGTGCAAGTCATCATCATTGAGCCGGTAATGATCGTGTAATTCCCGTTTTTGATCGGCTCGTCTTTCACTAGCTGCGAAACCCAACGAGAAGCAACAATGCCGGGATCTAACCCTAGATCCATGCTCCGCGCGTCCATCAGATTTTGATAAACGCATCCATATAAATCGTCTAGGCTCTCGTCCGCGAGTAGTCCTGATTCTTTCATGCCAGCGAGCGCCGTCGCCATTTCTTCGGCCGTAGATGCGGAGTCCTCGAGCACGGCAACGTCAGCTTCAGCGGTTTTCGAAACAGTCAAATCGATACGAAAAGTCAAATCATGCCGGTTAGGACCGGCCATCGATCCGCCGCTCTTTGGAAACTCTCCGCGATTAAAATAAACCTCGACGAGCCGCGACTTATCAACAACGGTTGCCGCTCCCTTACCGGCCGATTGCGCGCCGATAACGCGGTATTCGCCCGCTGCTTTATCGGCGAGTAGTCGCCGTATAGAGTCGCGTATCGTGATAAAATTCATGGAGTCTGAACCGCTTTTTTGAGATAGAGCCGAATGAAACCGATCGACTTGCCTTCCTCGGGAGCGCGCTCGATAGCGTGAGTAGTTTTCGTCGCGGTAGAACTAGGCGTCTCCGGAATGCGTACCGCCCACTTCTCGCCAGCAAGCGGAATACGGGTAAGCGACGAGCGACGGAGCGTTACTACCGGAGTCGGAATGATCATGTCTAAGCCCGTCTCAGGATCAACGCGCTTAGTATCGTAGAGGACCTGTCCATTGAGTTCTTGTACCTCGCCATCTGGCGAGATTAGAACGACGGGAAGGCCGTAATCGTCAGGGTTCTCCAGTGACTCGGCCAAGTCCGCTTCTATTTGCTCTCGGAGGTTCAATATTTGTCCCTCTTTTTACTCGGCTTAGAATACGTCTCATACTTCCCAGAATGCACTTGAGGTAGTGCGGTAGCGTCGATCGAATAGCCAACGAATTCGACTTCCGGTTCGACTACCAATAAGCCAATTTTTATCGCCGTATCGTCCGACAATACATCGCCAGTCCGATATGTATGGCCGTTCACGTAGACGATTTTACCCGCGGGAATTACCATCGTGGACCGGCCTTTCCGTGCTTGTTGGGCTTACCGTAGTTCACCGGCGCGGCCACTGGCGCCGGATCGGCCACGGAGAGAGCCGCTTGCGGAGCAGTTACAACGACGGGAATAACCGGCTGAACCGGAACAACTAGTTCAGCCTTGACGGTCAGCATGTTTCGGAGCACTTCAATTCGCGCCGGAGTTAGCGCGCCGTCCGGTACTACCTGACCCGGTAGGACTAAACGCTTTCCGTTCAGTAAAAGACTACCGGGTCCTATCCAGGTAATAACCATCGTGTCACTCTTATACGCTAATGAGTCCGGAGAGAGTTACGAACGCATCCGTGTGAGTAGTCGCGAAGATCGGAGCCGCTTGAGTACGGCAAGTAACACGCTTCCAATTTTCAGAAACGTACGCGTCGCAATAGAACATCGAGGGGGAAACGGCGGAGCCATCACCCTTGATGCTCGGAGGCATCGGAGCGAGTCCGGGAGCGAAACCGAACATCTGTTGATAGAGTTGATCGCGCGCGGGAACGTCGGGAAGCCTTTCGGGGGGGCCAAAGTACCGGTCGCAACGAGCGCTCGAACACGCCACGACGGCCTTGTTCGTAGGCATGTAATTGGCAGGGTCACCTGCGGAGTCCGTGTACACGTCTAAGTAGGTGAACAGCCAGAGGTTGTTTCCAGCGGCCGTTTGAAGTCGCCCGCGCGGAATGGCGCCAGCGGCGACAAACCGTTGCATACTCGGAGGAACCGGCATGGTTCCAACGTCAATGAGTTGGAATCGACGGTTGTCGGCAAGCGCGGCGAATGCCGTGTGGCTGACGAGTGCGTCCATGACCTCGGAGCCTAGGAGGATCATGTCGGCAGTGAGATGGCCATCCGCTCGAATTTGAGCGCAAGCAGAGTCGATGTCCGCCATCGGCGTTGACCCGGCTTGGTCCCACTCGGTCCCAACGGTCACGGCATGCGCCGCGGTGCGTTGGAAATCGTAGAGCAAGTTGGTGTCCGTGGTACCAAATATCGCGGGCATCTTGCCATTCAGAACCGACTGAGAGGCAAGATACTCGAATAAACGGACGATACGGCGAATGCCTTCTTTGTGCTGTTCGGATGCCAAACTGCGCATCCGGTCCAGTCGAGAAGCGGTCCCAAACGGGTTCTCACCAGCTTGTCGAAACAGTAGCTGGTTAGAATCGATGTTACCATTTTCCTCGATCAGCGGATAAACGCGAGTTACGTTCGTGAACCGTTGAGCGATGGTGTCCGGCAAGTCCAGCGGACGGACGTTAGCGCCGCGGGTAATAAGCGCGGCAAGGCGCTCGTTACCGCGGATGATGTCGATATCCACGGTAGCCGAGTCAGGCGAGAATTTCGTCATCGCGCCATTTTCAGCGCGGCCGAAAAACGCTTGAAACACGGTAGGTACGCCGATGAAAGACCGCTCGTCAAACATGTCTGCCATGAAACGGGCGTATTCGTCGATGTGAAGTGGAGTAGTTGAATAGTTAGCCATTTCTTGATCTCCCTAAACCTACGCGGTTTCCGTAGTGTCAATGGTGGTTGTCACGAAGATCCCAACGTTGCGGAGCGCATCCTCAACGTTTTGGGCACAATTGGTCGGGACCGTAATAACGGTCGCTAAAGTGAGGCTGTTTTCGACGACCAGTTGCTCGGAGTCGATCAGCGCGTTACCGATAAGCACCGGGATGTCATCGACGTCACCGGCCTTCAGAGCGGCCTCGGCAATGGTCGCCAGAACGATGCCCTTGGGAGTTTGCGTACCGTCCGTCCCACCAGCACTACGGAATGGATGCCATAATCCGGTAGCAGGCGCGTAGGAAACAACGGTACCGTATTCGATATCGCCACTTCGAGCGCCAATTTGCGCAAATTTCCCAGCTTTTTGATAGCCAGCGCCCGCGAGTATAAACGGTTTATTCGATAGATTACTTGCTTGTTGGACGGCCATGTTAGTTGATCTCCTTTAGCCCTTGCGCAGCGCGTAGGCGGTTGACGGCGGCCTTGTGGTCATCTTCTGAATGGATCTCGCCGTTAGATTCTGCGGACTGCGGAGTCTCCGCAGGAGTAGCGCCGGGAACCGTCGCTTCTTTTACAGCATGTTTGGCTCGATCGCCTTCGACATACGCATCGTATCCGGCGATGGCTCCAACCAGGGTGTCAGGGCCCAACTCGCCATTCAGGACTTTGGCCGCGAGCGCTCGAAGCGCGCCGGGGTATTGATCGCTGGCTAAAACAGCAATCGCCTGAGATCCGCGCTTACGCGCCTCATCGACACCACGCTGATAGGCAGAGCGCTCTAAAGCCTCGACCTCGGCCTTTAGCGCGCCGTCGGTTGCTAACAGTTCTTTTAGTTCCATAATTTTTTCCTTCGAAACTTTAGGTTTCGTGTCGATATTATTAGAAATATCAGTTGCTAAAATTTTGTCTAACTTTTTAGTTCGAACGGTACCAAAATTGCCGGTTACAGCGTCTATCATTCCGACCGAACTAGCTGAATTCTTTGTCTTATCTGGATCTACGGCGACTAAAACAGCTCCTTGACCGTAATCGCGAATAACCTTCTCCGTTGACACCCCTCGGCCCTCCGCTACGCGCTGAATAAATACCCTCTCCATGGCGTCAATCTGCGCTTGGTAGATATCGCGGCCGCCATCAGTCCCTGGGTCGGGGTTTTTATTAGGCGCGTTCTTGCTCACTATACGAATGAGTTTTTCGTCTGAATTTCCGCGAATAACTGCGTAAACTCCAATAGAACCGGTCAGAACAACGGGGGATACCGCGGTAATTCGCGACGCGGCCGAAGCGATCCAGTAAGCAGCGCTCGCCATAAGGCCGCGGTTATCCGCTACCAGTTCTTTTTTCTCACCGAGTGCACGAAGTGCTATCCAAACGTCGTCTAAGCCCGAGATATCTCCGCCGGGTGAGTCGATAGCCAACGTTACCCGCTTCACCGAGTCGTCAGCCGATACGCGCTCTATCGCTCCGAGGATATCACTGTACGTGGTACCGCCTAAGCCAAGCAGCCAAGCGATAACCGACTGTTGCTTGGTTAGGGTACCGGTTATGCTAATGGTCGCGGTATCGCCGGTAACTGATAGGATATCGGCCGATGATCCGCGGGAAGCATAAGCGGCCGCGGCTTTGGTGACGGTATCGCGGTCAGCGCAAAACACCCTATCGACGTACGATCGGAGGTGCTCTATTTCACATGCCCAAATTTCCATAACAGCTCCTAATCTCCGGCGGTCGGAAGTCCCTCAACCACCTGTAAACGGATATAACTGCGATCCGGATCCGCATTAGCAGGAGGATAGGTAATGGTTTGGCCCTCTGAAAAGGTAATCTGAAATTCTGCGAGATAAACCCCAGCGGTTTCAACATCGTCCTCTGTAAAGTCGTATCTGATTCTACCCGCCGTGGCTGGACTCTCTATCGTCGCCCATCCTTCAAATGCAGCATTTTTTGCGAGGTCTGTAGCAACAAAAAGCGCGATGGCGTCAGTGAGGTCAACTGGTAGGCCAGTACTAGAGTCAATAAGAATGCGACGAATAGACGGGCCCGTATCGCGCGACTTGATGTAGTGTTTTAGTGGATCTTCTTGAACAGGTATAATTTCAAGCGCTGGCATTAGAGGGATCCTTATAATAGTTGGAACGCTTTGATCTGATATTAGGTAGAACCAACTCGACATAATGGCTATGCATCCCTGATGCTCCAACCCAATAAGCTCCTACCGTAAATATCTACAGAATAACTTTTGTCCCCAGATGTAAGAGCCGTACCAAGAATATCAAAATTCACATCCTGGTTAGCAACCACCGTACTTCCATTCCCCACTAGCA